TGCGGTCTAAACTGTGGATATTTACTGAAAATGAATAAAAATAGGACTGAAACGGACTAGAAAAGTATCGAAAACTGACTACGAATCAGTAGGTCGGGGGTTCGAGTCCCTTTCGGCGTACCAAAAACCACCCAAAATCGTTTGATTTTGGGTGGTTTTTCTTTGTTTTATGAACTTTTTGCGGTATGTTTTTGGAGCGGTTTTTCGCTTGTGTCCAATACGTGTCCAACCGTGAGAGAATCTTCAGATATTTGCGATACGGCATCCACAAGGTCTTGGGCCTGTAAGTGTGTGTAAATTTTAGTGGTTTCCCGGTCTACATGGCCCACGATGGCCTCCAGCTTCGGCAGTTCCATGCCGGACCGGATCGCCCGTGTGATGAATGTATGTCTGCAATTATAGGGAGTCATGCCCTTAATTCCGGTTTCTTCCATCAGCTCCCGCCAGTCCCGCTTCGTAAAATTCGGAGCGGTTTTGTTTTGCCCACGGTATCCGTCGATCAGGAAATCTTTCTTGTCGGAGATTGCTTTCGACCGGATTCTCTTGTATGCCTCGATTCCGTCGGACCCGATCGGGATGACTCGGTTTTTACCGGCTTCCGTTTTGCTGCCTCCGATGAAGTGATCCTCCCGGCAGTTTACCAGAGGGACACTGAATAACTCTCCCGGACGGCATCCACAGGAAATCAGGATCAGGGCGATGTCAGCTGCAGGAAGCTCGGACTTCTTGATCGCCTTGATTTCGTCCTCTGTGAAAATATCTCTGGTGGATTTCTGTTTTGCAACGGTGTTCAGCTCCTGCGCCGGGTTTGTTAGGGTAATACCCTCATCCATTGCCCAGCGGCCCAGCTGGCCCAGCAGCACCCGCAATTTGTTACAGGTGGATTTGCTCTTGCCTTCGACTTCCAGGGCGATAATCGCCGCCTGGTAGTCGCTGCGGAGGATTTTACGCATCTTCATGTTATGGAGCTGCTTGCACTGGTTGTAGGCTAGTTTATAGTTCTTTGCCATCTTGTCGGAAACTTCCCGGCTATGCTCTAGCTCCCATCGTTCGTATACTTGGGCGAATGTCATGTTATATTTCTCGTTAATGTCAACGTCTGTCAGCCGCTCCAGGGCCTTCTGCGCCTCGGCTCTGGTTGGGTATGTTCCAATGCTGACACCGTTCTTTTTTGCCCGCCAAGGCTTTGCACGGTTTCCAGGCAGTTTGGAAATGCTGCCGGTTCCATTGGCTCGTTTCTTATGTTTCCTCTGATCCGGATTTTGTTTCTTACCACACCATGGACAGAAAGTGAAGTCATCCTGGATCTCCCGTTTGCACTTCACACAAATCATGATATACCTCCTTGAAAATTTCCAGAAGGTATGATAGAATTAAATGGTAGCTATCATACCGTGGCCTTTGGTTGATTCTACAAACCCCACCAGTTGTCGGAGACTGGTGGGGTTATTTTTGTTTACGAAACACGCCAACGATGACCGCAATCCTGGCAGACTGCATATGTAACGGTTTCGGTCTTCTTCCTGAGCATCAAAGGAACGACAATAAGAAGACCCAAAATCGTACAAGCAAGCAGGATATAAAGAATAATCGTAAAGCATCCTGTTTTTCTGGACTCGGTCACAGTCTGGTATGTTATGTTTTCGCTGTGACATTTTTTACATACACGATTTTGCATTATTCTACCCCTCCTGGTGTCCGAAATATTGGACACATTTTATTTTATTATTTTATCGAACAAAAGTTCTGAATAAACAACCCGGAACAAAAATCCCGAAGCTGCCAGAACGCATCACGGATACCGGAACTTTGGAACGACTCCAACTGGTCCCGAATCCAGCCAACGTCAGGATGTGTCGCATCGTATAGCAGCACGGCGCAGATGAAAATAACCAGGATGATATTGAGTGTAAGCGACAGCTTGATCCAACGGTTCTTTTCGGAAAGGAGCATATTGAAGTGTGCCGTGTTCCGCTTGATCCGTTCCTCGTATGATTTTCCCCGACTCTCATAGATAGAGATAATCTGAAGGACCATAGGGTCCTTAATCCCCGCTGCATGATGCACCGCCGGTTCCGGCTGCGGGTGATTTCCAAAAGAATAACCAACAGCAGCGGCAAGATCGAGAATGGTCTGCATGGATGGGTTTGGTGTATCGCCCCGTAAAATACGGTCAACCGTACTTTTGGGGACACCGGACGCATCGGAAAGCTGCTGTGAGGTCATCTGGATTTCCGCCTTTTTTGCAACGATTCCTTCAATAATATCTGCTGTGGTCATTAAATCATCACCTTTATAATGGATTTTGCAAATAGCATGATGGTTTTCGGTCAAATCAAATTTGATGCACCGGAAATTAAAGTTGGATATTGCATGTCACGTGGTTTCTTGGTATTTGTAAGCCATCCAAAGCAAAGGAGTGATCGCCAGTGAACAGGGAAAAGGTCAAGGCTCTGATCATCCGGCTCTTGGACAAGGCGACGGATGCCCAGCTCCGAGTTATCTGCATGGTGGCCTACCACGTAACCAGGTAATCTCATATTACCATGTCCGCACATTGAACGCAAATGTTTTTTAACAAAGGAGGAACAAAATTTTGTGTCGTAAGGAAATGATCGAGTACATCAAGGAGCGTCTGGCAGAAGCCGACGACTACGCCGTGGAACAGATTTATGATTTTCTCCAGGAGATCATGTACTGAAAGGAGGTGATCCAGTATCTAATCCATCGGAAAGGGATGATTGAACGTTGACCCCGGATGTGGGTCTAACGGCCCACGAATAGGAGGGGTAATATGGAAGATGAAAAAGTCACGATAGATGTATACAAAGAACTAATTTGCGATATGATCAGTGACATGAGCGATGATAGATTTATAAAACAAATATATTCAATTATTTTAAGGCAAACAAAAAGAACCGGGAGTTAATCCCGGTTCTCTTTTTTTATCTTATCGGCAAATTTCTGCGCAAATTCTTTAAGTTTATCTCTGTCTTCCTGACTGCTTTCTACATATACCTTTAAGATCGCCTTGACAGTCTCAAAAAGAGGGTTGTCAACTTCACTTAACAGATCGTTGATATATGCTGTATCATCGTCGGATTTAGGAAGGGTGATAGGGAGTTTACCTTCTCTTAAAAACTTGGGGTTAATGTTATGAGCCTTAATTACAGCAGAAATAACTTCCTCTTTGGGAGAAGTTTTGTTGTATTCGATATTTTTGATTTCGCTACGAGTGCGATCGGCCTTGCTTGCGAACTCTTCTTGTGATAGGCCTAAATAATTTCTCGCTTCTTTGAAGCGTTCGTTAATAGTAGACATACTACTCACCTCCTTGTTCAATATTGTACAACAAAAATAATGGGTTGTCAACACAAAAATAATTAAAATAGGTGTTGACAACCCATAAAATATGTGGTATCATGGGTTCACAACCCAAGTGAAACGGGTTCTAAACACAAAACCGGAGGTGAACCAATGAAACCCAAGACAGTTTTCATGTTCGCTTGCGTACAGGCGATTCTGGCTTTGGTTCAGATCGCAGTTATTCTGTATCTGCTTTCTTAGCTTCCATTGCTTTACGGATGAGCCGATGCTGTTGGCACAGCTCCTGGTTTTCTTTGAAGAACTTTAGTTCCAAGTAAAGTTCTGCGAAGTCATCCGAGCAGGGTATTCCGCCCCGCGTGCAAATAATTTTCGTTGCGGTTTCCCATAATTCGTCTTTCGGTTCTTCTTTAGATTTCTTGTAAGCGAGGTAAGCATAGAAAACAGATATTCCGCAAGACAGGATGCTGGGAACCACAGCGAGAATCAATATCAGTCTGTCCACAATATCACCTCCCTTCGAGGTGATTTTACCACAGCCAACATGAACATTCAACGGAGGTGTTAACTTGAATAACGATGCTTTTGTTAAAGACTTGCAGGAACTGGTCGATGTCCTGAACAATCTTGACCGGGACGAGCTGCTGCAGACCTATGGTTTCGCTCTGGGCCTCAAGGCCAAGCACGAAACCGACAGCCAGCCCGGTTAACCCCGGGCTGAGAATTAAATAGAAAGAGGGGATTATGTGACATCATCCGAAATCCTGAAGCGCGAGATGGAGGAAATCACGCAGCGGACAGGACAATATATCCCGCCTTACAGACTGGCGAACCTGATGAAAGCCGCCCAAAAGATCACCGACATGATCGCTCGCTGTGATATCTGTATCAGCTACGGCGAAGCGCTCCTGGTCCTGCGGATCGTGATGGGAGCTATCAAGGAAGTTACCGGACAGGAGGACGAATAACCAATGTTTTTATGGATCGTCCTCGGATGGGTTCTGGATCAGTTATCTGCACCCGCTTGGGTCTGGGTTCTGTTCTGGACTTACATCATCGTCAAGGTTCTTTATTTTATCTATGAATAATTCTAAGGAGGAATTTTTATCATGAGCAACATTACCAATGCAGTCAAGGACAAGTATTGCGTTATCCGCGGCAGAGGCTTCGGCGTGTTCGCCGGAACCGTTAAGGAAGTGGACGACACTTGCGTTCTGGTCGAGAATGCCCGCCGCCTGTGGTACTGGGACGGTGCAGCATCCATCTCCCAGATCGCCGCAGAGGGCGTGACCGCTCCCCAGAACTGCAAATTTTCCATGGCAGTCGAGTTCATCGTCCTGCGCGACTACATCGAGATTATCCCTGCCACCCCTGCCGCCCAGAAGATCATCGAAGAGGTGAAGGTATGGAAGCGGTAACCGAAGAGAAGATCAAGAAGTTCCTTGATCCCGGCTCCGGCTCCGGCTACGGCTCCGGCTCCGGCTCCGGCTCCGGCTCCGGCTCCGGCTCCGGCTCCGGCTACGGCTACGGCTCCGGCTACGGCTCCGGCTCCGGCTCCGGCGACGGCTACGGCTACGGCTACGGCTCCGGCTCCGGCTCCGGCTCCGGCGACGGCTACGGCTACGGCTACGGCTCCGGCTACGGCTACGGCTACGGCTCCGGCTACGGCTCCGGCTCCGGCTCCGGCGACGGCTACGGCTACGGCTACGGCATCGACAAACTCAACGACCTTTCTGTCTATCGGGTCGATGATATCCAGACAGTATTCTACCACATTCGCCGCAACGTTGCCAAGGGCGCCATCCTGCGTGACGATCTGACATTGGAACCCTGCTATATCGTGAAGGGGCAGGGACATTTCGCTCATGGCGAGAACCTTCGGAAAGCCATGGCAGCGCTTACGGACAAGGTAATGGAAGATATGCCCGAAGAAGAGCGTATCGCCGAATTCGTCAAGGCGCACCCCGAATACCGCAAGCCTTATCCCAACCGCGATCTATACGACTGGCATCACCGGCTGACCGGATCTTGCGAGATGGGACGTAACGAGTTTGTTTCCAGTAAAGGCCTGAGTCTGGACGGAGAGACTACCGTCGAAGATTTCGTTAATCTGACCCGGAACGCTTACGGTGGTTCCGTTATCAAAAAACTTCCCGAACAGTACGGAGTTAACTAAAAAATAAAGGCTACCCGGTGCCATAAACCGGGACCACGCCGGTGTAGTTCAACGGCAGAACACCAGACTTCCAATCTGGTTGCGCGGGTTCGACTCCCGTTACCGGCTCCACGCAGGCATGTTTGCCTCCTTTAATATAAGCCGCAGCCCGTAAAAGCGGCTCCCCATGGGCGCCAGCGCAATTCTGGTTGGGCATATATGGCGTGGTAGGTAACGAGTCGGGTTCTCCCCCTTTCTTTCCGACAGAAGGCCGTTCAAATCGGCCTCGCGCCTTTACATGGCTCCGCTGGTGCTTAGCCTGGTTCGACTCCGGGCGGAGTCCTCCCGAATTGAATACCATCCGTTCGTAAATGGGATACCTCCTAACTGAATAACCTCATCAATCGTAGGGTGCGAGGATGGCGCACCCAATTATAAAGGGAGTGTGATTATGGGAAAACCTAGAATGACCCTCGACGATGTTCTGGCCGACATGCGGCAGCATGGCATGAAGATGAGCAAGGAACTTCTCACCGAGTGCCTGAAGCAGGATGTATTCCCGTTCTGCAAGAACATCGTCATGACCGGGAACCGGAATAATTTCATCATTATGCGTAAGGATTACGAATCCTGGGCGCAGGAATATCTCTACTAAGGAGGAAATTAAAAATGAACGAATCCAAAGGCCACTTTGAGCGGAGCGAAGCAGTCCGCAACCACGAGAAAGCATGGGACGAAGTCCTGAAGGCGGAAGCCGAAGACCACGCATTCCGGCAGCGGAAGCGTCGCCTGGTGATGGTTTCCGGCCTGATCCTGACCGCTGCTGCTATGATTGCATTCATCCAGTTCGGTAAGATCAGCTACGACCTGGCCCTGTGCTTCACCGCAGTTATCTCTGCTGCGTTTGGCTGGGGCATCAAGTAAGGAGGGTATGGTTATGTATGACGTTTTTAAGAAGATCCAGAGCGATGCGGAGATGCTAGGTACTATCACCGAAGTGAAGATTTTCAACAACGACAAGTACTGGGGAAACTCCATTCACATTACCGGAGTGGATGAGTCCGGAAACGAGTTCGAGCTGGATGTGACCCGGAAGGTCAAGGTGAGCGGCGATGATCGGAATTAACCCTGATTTCGACTATCTGTACGACCCCCAGCAGGCAAAACCCGCCGGGTGGTGTCCCTGTTGCGGTGCTGAGATTTGCGGGTTTGGCAGAGAACTCTGCTCCCGGTGCGAAACTTCGGAGGGCGACGATGTCTGTTAAGAACTGCGTGACTTCGTACATCACCGCACAGGTTGCGATTCACTTCCCGGAAGAGGAAGGAGTGCAGTGCAAGCTCTGTCCCTGCCTGGAAACTTACGCAAGGAAACAATGCCGACTGACCGGAGAGTATCTGGCAGACGGCTATCTGAGAGGCGGCTTGTGTCCGCTTCAGTTTAATGAAAGGAAGGAATAAGAATGGGCATCCCCGTTTTGATCCTGGGTGAGTCTGGATCTGGCAAGTCTGCCAGTTTGCGGAACTTCGACCCTGACAAGGTCGGTGTTTTTAACGTAGCTGGTAAGCCACTGCCGTTCAGAAAGCGGCTGAATGTAATCTCCACGGTGAAAGCCGATGAAGGCAAGACCCGGAGAGTTAACTATGGCGATATCCTGAAGACTCTGTCGAGAGGAAAGGTTAAGTCCTACGTCATCGACGACAGCCAGTATCTGATGGCATTCGAAGAGTTAGACCGGGTTAAGGAAACCGGCTACAACAAGTTCACTGAGATGGCTCTGAACTTCTCCGGCCTGGTTCGCTACATCATTGATTATTTGCCACCTGACGTGATCGTGTATTTCCTGCACCATGTGGAAACTACCGAGCAGGGCAAGGTCAAGGCGAAGACCGTCGGCAAGATGATCGACAGCAAACTTACCCTTGAGGGCTTGTTCTCCATCGTGCTGCTGTGCGAGGCCACCGCAGAGGGCCACCACTTCGTGACTCAGTCCGATGGGTACACCACAGCGAAAAGTCCGATGGAGCTATTCGAGCGCGTTATTGACAACGATTTAGCTTTTGTTGATAAAGCCATCAGAGAGTATTGGGAGTTGGGTTCTATATGAGGAAACCTCTTGATTTAGTCGGGTTTCGTTTCGGTCGACTTACTGCCCTCGGAAAAACCGGAGTCAACCAGTGCGGAAACTCAATGTGGGAGTGTATTTGCGACTGTGGAAATAAGGTAATTGCAAATAGCCAGAACCTCAAAAGCGGACACACGCAAAGCTGCGGTTGCAGGAAATCAGAAGTTACGATAAGCAGAAATAAAGCAGGCATGCTCGGAAACGCTCCAAGAAGCAGCGATAGGTTGTACCGCATTTATTACGGGATGATATCCAGATGCTTCAATGAGAAAACGAGTCATTATAAGAACTATGGTGCCCGCGGAATCACAATTTGTGAAGAATGGAGAGCGAACTTTGACTCTTTTGCGGCTTGGGCGTTATCCAATGGATACCGCGACGACTTATCGATCGATCGCATCAACAACGATGGAAATTACTGCCCTGAAAACTGCCGATGGGCAACGGCGAAAGAGCAAGCCAACAATCGGCGCTCAAGTAAAAAGTATTTAGGAGGAAATGAAGAATGAGAAATGTTGACTGGAATAATGTGCAGGACGAAATTCGCCGTCCTGTTCCCGGCGGCTATGCCGTCAAGATCACGAAGGTGGTCGATCACGAGGACAAGCAGTATCTGTGGATCGAGTGGGATTTCGCAGAGGGCGAGTTCAAGGGTGTGAATCAGGAGACCTTTGATACTTTTGGTTTCTGGCCTACCATCAAAATGCAGAGCTACAAGGATAAGGCTCTTCGGTTCTTCAAGGGCTTCAAGACCTGCGTCGAGGCATCCAACCGCAACTTCGTTTTTAAGAACGATCCCCAAAGCCTGGTCGGCAAGTATGTGGGTGTCGTCCTGGGCGAAGAAGAATATCTCAGCGGTAAGGGCGAGATTAAGAAGAGACTGTATGTCCATTCCTGGCGTTCCGGAAAGGCCATCCGTGAGGGTGACTTTAACGTCCCCGAACTGAAGAAGCTGGATTCTTCCAAGGCTTCCAATAGCTATGCTGCTCCCGCATCTGATTATCCCGTGTTGGACGACGATGATGCCGAACTGCCCTTCTAAGAGGTGATTCGATGGAACTTTTGGAGGATGGTTGTGTAATCGACGTAGCGCCACCCGAAAAATATGAATACACCTTAGAGGACTTCATGGGTACGGAGCCTTACGACCACCTCTACGAGTACCATCCTGTACCGTTCACATTCCAGATCCAGATGGCACGGATGGCGAAGAACGCAGCGGATGTCGGTTTCAAAGGCTTCAAATCCACGCTCAAGGTTTATCTGGAATCCAGATCGGCAGAGCAGCGTCGGAACATGATCCCGAACCAGACAGAGTTCGACGGTCCATTCCAGGAGATGGACTGCGGCGAGTGGTTCGCTGCCGACTGGGGAATCTACCGTGAGAACGCATTTGGAAATCGGGAATACGCCTGTTCCCACGCGATTATCCCGGTCGAAAGACTGGTGAACATCGACACAGGCGAAGTGAAGCTGAAACTGGCATTCAAGCGGCCCGGCAAGGATAAGCGATGGCAGACCACCGTGGTCGGCAAGGACGTAGTTTCCACCGCAAGAACCATCGTGCAGCTGGCATCACAGGGAATTTCAGTGACCAGCAACAGCGCGTCCATTCTTGTAGATTACCTGAACGACATTGAAAACCGGAATTACGATGTGATCCCGGAGTCGAAGTCCATCGGCCGACTCGGTTACATAGAGGGGGAGGGTTTTTCCCCCTATGTGGACGACCTGGTGTTCGACGGCGATGCATCGTTCAGAAACCTCTACGGGGCAGTCGGCTCCAAGGGATCTGAAACAGAGTGGCTGAAAATCGCTCTGGAGTGCCGGAAGATGTCCGTTACCGCCCGAATCCTGTTAGCCGCCAGTTTCGCATCCCCTCTGCTGTCCGTGATTGGCTCTCTGCCGTTTTTTGTGCATCTATGGGGCGTTGATTCCGGTACAGGTAAAACCGTCGCTCTGATGCTTGCTGCGTCCGTGTGGGGTAACCCTGCGGTCGGCAGCTACACCCAGACATTCAACGGAACACAGGTCGGACAGGAGCGGACAGCCGCTTTCTTGAACCACCTGCCGATGTGTCTGGACGAGCTGCAGCTGACGAAGAATGGCAAGGGCCAGAGTAACTTCGACGTGTATCAGCTGGCCCAGGGCGTAGGCCGTGCAAGAGGTAAGAAGTCCGGCGGCGTGGAGATGGTTCCCACCTGGTCCTGCTGTTTCCTGACCACAGGAGAATCGCCACTCACAAGCGGCTCAGCAGGCGCAGGAGCGGTGAACCGTGTTATCGATATCGAGTGTACCGCCGGAACCGTTGCCATCAAGGACGGCCACCGGGTGTCCGGCGTGGTTAAAAATAACTATGGTTTTGCCGGACGTAAGTTCGTCGAGAAACTGTACGAATCGGATAAGGTTCGTGATCTGGTGCGTGAGATATTCCAGGAGAATTTCCGGGAACTGTGCGCCGGAGACTCCACCGAAAAGCAAGCTATGGCGGCCGCTGCGGTCCTGACAGCGGATTTTCTGGCAACGCAATGGATATTCAAGGATAACAACGAACTGACCGTGAAAGATATCCGGGAGTTCCTGGCATCCAAGGAGGCCGTGTCGGCTGGTAGGCGAGCCTACGATTGGCTCTGTGATTGGGTGTCCGCTAATTCGAACAGGTTCTACACGGACAGCGCAGGCCCCACGAACGATGCCTACGGCGTGATCGAGAACTGCACCGCTTATATTAACCGTGGCGTATTTAACCGGGTAGTCCAGGAGGCTGGATTCTCCGGTTCTGCGACACTAAGCTACCTGAAATCGTCCGGAAAAATCGAGGTCAGCGGGCGGAAGTACACGAAGTGCAAGCGCATCAACGGAGTCAGAACCGAGTGCGTTGTGCTGCGTTTGCCCACTGAAAACGAGGATTTTGACGATTTACCCCTGTAAAAACGCAGGGTGCGGAACACTGTTCCGCGGATGTTCCGCGCGAAATCAGCTTGATTTGTTTGAATATCTGGCGAATACGGCTGTATATACCGTGTTTTATAGTATTGAAAAATTGGGTGCGGAGATGCGGAACGCGCGGAACAAAAAATACACCATTTTTATATAGGAAAAATAAAAAATATGGGATTAATAAAAATATATATTTTTCCCTTATAAGGAACGGTGTAAAAATGTTCCGCAGTTCCGCACTTAAAAACAGGTAATTTTTATTAGTAAAATATCGGATTATTTAACGGAATATGACTGAAAATCTAATTTATTAGGTTTGAACGGTGCGGAACATTGTGTTCCGCAGGCGTTCCGCATGTTCCGCAACGGAGGTGTTAACTATCCAATTAAGAGACTACCAACAAGAATGCATCTCCATTATCGAGTCGAAGCCTTCCGGCTCTTACCTCTGCCAGATGCCCACCGGGTGTGGTAAGACAGCAACATTCACCCACATCCCCCGGAAAGGCCGTGTGTTGGTGCTTGCCCATCGTGAAGAACTGGTCCGCCAGCCTGCCAGGTACTATGACTGTCCCGTAGGCTTCGAGATTGCTCAGGATCGCAGCCATGGCGAGGATGTTGTAATTGCCAGTGTTCAGTCCCTCGTTAACCGCCTGGATCGCTTCTCGCCTGGTGAATTCGACATGATTATCACGGACGAAGCGCACCACGCTGCCGCCGGTACATATCGGAAGATATACGACCACTTCGCACCCACGAAGCATATCGGTTTTACCGCTACTCCGAACCGTGGCGATAAGGCTCGTCTGGATGATGTGTTCTCAGAAATTATCTTTCAGCGGGATCTGCGCTGGGCAATAGAGAACGGTTTCCTTTGTGACATCTACTGCCTGAGAGTCAACATCGGCTATGACCTATCAGCTGTCCACACCAGGAACGGTGACTATGCCCCCGGCGAGCTGGATGAAGCCATGGATGGAACTGCCGACGCAATTGCCCAGGCGTACAGAGAACGCGCCAAGGGTGCAACCCTGATCTTTGCTGTGTCTGTCCATCAGGCGGAAGAAATCGCCAAGCGCATCCCCGGCGCTGTTGTGGTGACCGGAAAGACAAAAGACCGGGCGGACATCATTCAGAGATTCACGAACCGCGAGATTCCCTGTATCGTCAATGTGATGGTATTCACCGAGGGTACGGATATTCCTCTGGTCGAGACGGTTATCATCGCCCGTCCTACCCAGTCGGAGAGCCTGTACAGCCAGATGGTGGGCAGGGGGTTACGGTTACACCCCGAAAAAGAAAAACTCATCCTGATCGACTGCGTTGGTGTTACCGGAAAGGCTAACCTGTGTACTGCTCCGACCCTGCTTGGCGTGGATATGAGTAATGTTCCAATGAAGAAAGCTGAAGAGGTACAAGGCCCAATTTTTGAGTTGCCGGCAAAAGCTGTGGCGGCTACGGATTGTCCGGAGTCCTGGATCAGGAACGTTCAGATCGTGAACCTCTGGGCGAAAGGAATGTCCTATAATCTGCACAATGTCAACTATTTCAAGATGCCTGATGGACGGATGATTTGTTCTCTGCTGAATGGAAAACGAATGACAATCCCGTGTCCTGACCAGCTTGGTAAAGTGGAAATCGGCGGTGTGAAGGTTGATTATCAGACAGCACTAGACCGGGTGTATAAGGCCCTCTGTGAAGGCCATGAAGATTCCAGATATATCTGGGATCTGGCAGCCGTCAAGAAGTGGGGCAGAAAGCCAGCATCGGAGAGTCAGTTAAAAATCATCAACCGCATGTTCCGGGATTTCGATGCGGAAGGCCTAACCAAGGCTCAGGCAAGCCAGATATTGAACCGGGTGTTTAATAGGAGGAAATCTTGAGCAAAGGGCGATTAAAAGCCAGTGGCGTTCCCTCTGAACAGAGTGAGCAGAAATGGCTTATGGAGTGGGCGGCGCAGCCATCTATCCGGGAGCAATACCCGGAACTGGCTATGCTGTACCACATCCCGAACGAAAACAAAGATAAAATTACTGCAACCATCCTGAAGTCCATGGGTGTCAAGAAGGGCGTGCCGGATCTGCATTTGCCGATTCCTTCTGGCAAGTATCACAGCCTTTATATCGAAATGAAGGCCATGGATGGCAAGCCGGAACCGGAGCAGCTATGGTGGGCAGAGCACTTGAAAGCCAACGGCAACGCTCATGCGATTTGTTATGGCTGGAAGCAAGCAACGGAGGTGTTGTTATGGTATCTGAATCTGGCACCGGCATAGTCCTCCCCTGGGAACAGAAAGCGATCCGGGGCGAGGAGATGCCCGACGGCCTGACCTACGCCGACCAGGTTCTGTTCCTGAACCTGAGAACCCTGTACGCACAAAAACGGATGAATATCATCGACCGGGAAACGGCAGTCCGGGAGAAGAAAAAACTGCTGGATACCTACCGCCTGTATCAGTTCCGGGAGCAGATGGAGGATGAATGGATTAAGGGAATCCGGGCGACCGAGATTCTCCGAGCCACTTACCGGAAAGACCGAACGCTTGAAAACGCTGACAGATTAGTGGCAGCTATGGAAGGGATGGTTCCGATTGAGTTATCCGAGTCCCTGTGATTCCTGTAAGCGGAAATGCTGTGCCGGCGTGAACTGCGATAGATGGAAAATCCGCTACCTGTTCCGTCAGAAACAGATTAACGGATACGCCCGGAAACACGCGGCTAAGATGCCGAAGGCCAGAGAGAAATTTCTGTACGAGCATCCCGATATCATCCGGCGGTACCTGAAGGATGGCCCCTGTATTTACTGCAAGATAAAAGATTCCTGCGATACACCATGCCAAGCATACTGGCGTTGGTGGGACGCACGGATGAAGTGGCTGAAGGGAGTGTGGGGGCTGTGACCTATGACGATTTCTTACGTAGCAAAATCGAGATAGCTCCCGTCAGCGGCTTCGATGTCCGGCCGGAGGATGTGAATCCTGCGCTGAAACCACATCAGCGGGATGCGGTCATCTGGGCACTCAAAGGCGGACGGCGGGCGCTGTTCGAATCTTTTGGCCTGGGCAAGACGTCGCAGGAGTTGGAATGGTGCCGACTTGTTACCGACCACATCGGCGGACAGGCTATTATCGTTCTCCCTCTGGGCGTCCGTCAGGAATTTACCAGAGATGCGGTGCAGCTGCTGGGAATGGAGTCTCCGGTATATGTACGCACCATGGAGGAGGTCCGCGCCGCAGATGCCAAGATCCTGATGACCAACTATGAGCGTGTCAGAGATGGCGATATTGACCCGAAGTATTTTACCGCTGCGGCGCTGGACGAAGCATCTGTCCTGCGGTCCTATGGCTCCAAGACCTTCCAGACGTTCATGGAGCTTTTCAAGGGTGTGGCATACAAGCTGGTTGCAACAGCGACGCCATCCCCGAACCGCTACAAGGAACTGATCCATTACGCCGGGTATCTGGAAGTCATGGACACCGGGCAGGCCTTGACCCGGTTCTTCCAGCGGGACAGCACCAAGGCCAACAACCTGACGCTCTACCCGCACAAAGAAGAGGAATTCTGGCTGTGGGTCAGCAGCTGGGCGCTGTTTCTCAGCAGTCCGGAGGATCTGGGCTACGATGCCACCGGTTACGACCTGCCGCCGCTGGATGTGCGCACGCACATGATAACTACCAAAATCGGTGATGTGGTGGATAAGGATGGTCAGTTAAAACTGATGCGCGACGCTGCGGTCAACCTTCAGGATGCCGCCAGGGAAAAACGTGAGTCCGTAGCGGCCCGGGTAGCCATGGCAAAGAAGATTGTGGACAGCGATCTGGATGCCCATTTCATTCTCTGGCACGACCTGGAATACGAGCGGGAAACCATCCTGAAAGAAATTCCCGGTACCGTCGATATCTACGGCTCCATGGACTATGACGAACGGGAGCGCCGTGTTATCGATTTCTCAGAGGGGCGCTGCCGACTGTTCGCCACAAAGAAGAGCCTGTCCGGTTCTGGCTGTAACTTCCAGCGGCACTGTCACCGGGCCATCTTCATTGGCATCGATTATGAATTTAATGATTTCATCCAGGCGATCCACCGTATTTATCGGTTCCTGCAAACAGAGCAGGTCATCATCGATGTGATCTACACCGAGGCAGAGGAACAGATCTGGCGGGTGTTGCTGGAAAAGTGGCAGAACCACAACAAGCTCCAGGAGAACATGCGCCGCATCGTCAAAGAATACGGTCTGCTGTCGCAAATCCAGGCGGACCGGATGGCCCGGAGCATAGGAGTTGAGAGAGTGGAAATCAAAGGTGAAAACTGGACGCTGGTCAATAACGACTGCGTCAAAGAGGTTCGGAGAATGCCCGACAATTCTGTTGGCCTGATCCATACCTCCATCCCATTTAGCAATCATTACGAATATACGCCAAGTTATAACGACTTCGGCCATAACGAAGATACCGCCCGGTTCTTTGAACAGATGGATTATCTGACACCTGAACTGCTGCGGATTCTTCAGCCTGGACGTGTGGCTGCGATTCACGTCAAAGACCGCGTCCTGTTCGGAAATGTTACTGGTACCGGAATGCCCACCATGGAGCCGTTCCATGCACTGTGCATTTCCCATTACATGAAGCATGGTTTTGCCTACTTCGGTATGATCACCGTTACCACCGATGTTGTCCGGGAGAATAACCAGACATACCGCCTGGGCTGGACAGAGCAGTGCAAGGACGGTACCAAGATGGGTGTTGGCTGCCCTGAATACGTTCTCCTGTTCCGCAAGCTGCCCACAGACCGTTCCAAGGCTTATGCCGATGTCAGAGTGGCAAAGGACAAGGCCGACTATCCACTGAGCCAGTGGCAGCTGGATGCTCACGCATTTTGGCGATCCGGTGGCAATCGGAATCTGAATCCCGAAGAACTGTCCCGGCTGAAAATGAGCGACCGGATGCGGCGGTTCCGGGAATTCAGCAAAACCCATGTTTATGACTATGACCAGCATGTCGCCCTGTCCTACGCTCTGGAAGAGCGGGACGCCATCAGCAAAGAATTCATGACGGTGCCCCCGGCATCCGTCCATCCGGATGTGTGGGACGATATCAGCCGCATGAAGACGCTGAACACCACTCAGAGCCAGCGCAGAAAGCAGCTGCATGTCTGCCCTCTTCAGCTGGATATCGTGGAGCGTGTGATCAACCGGTACTCCAACCCCGGGGATCTGGTATTTGATCCTTTCGCTGGTCTGGCTACGGTGCCTATGATGGCGGTGCGGATGGGCCGCAAGGGATACGGATGCGAACTGAACAGCGGGTATTTTGCTGATGGTGTTGGATACCTGCGAGCCGAAGAAGCTGAGATTGAACAGCCCAGTTTGTTTGATCTGATGGAGCAGGAAGCAATATGAGCCAGATAAATATTTTTGACGAAATCATCGTGGACAACTTTGCCGGAGGCGGCGCGGAAGACTTACGACCATGGCGGACTTCGAGAACGCTGTGGCAGTTTAGGAGGAAATATGACTGACAGAGAAAAACTTATCAAATTGCTGAAAAGCAACCAAGATGTCCTGAATGCCGCTGGCACATCAGCAACGGCGACACTTCGACTCGCCGACCACCTGATCGCCAACGGCGTGACGATGCAGCAGTGGATTCCGGTGGCTGAGAGATTGCCGGGAGATTGGTGCCCGGTTTTAGTAGTGCTGCGTGATATCGAAAAGCCTTTGATTGGCTCTTATCGAAACAATGCGTGGTTCTGGGAAAAATTTGGCACGACTTTTGTTAACGGAGCAGTCACCCACTGGATGCCCCTTCCCGAAGCACCCAAGGAGGTGGAGTGATGAAAGCTGTGATGATCAGCATCCAGCCTCAGTGGTGCGAACTGATTCTCAGTGGCAAGAAAACCCTAGAAGTCAGAAAGACCAGACCGAAGCTGGAGACACCGTTCAAGTGCTACATTTACTGCACACTTGCAGGAAGCAACGAACTGTTCCACGAAACCCTGAAAGGCGATGTGGCCGCATGGAATCGTGGAAACTGGGCAGACCGGAAAGGTAATGTCATCGGAGAGTTTGTCTGTGATTACATATCCATTTTCAGACCAAAGTCCATTACCTGCGATAGTGCAATTAAGAAAGCCTCTTGCTTGACAGTTCAAGGACTTATCGACTACGCAGGTAATAAAAACCACCTGTTTGGCTGGCACATCTCTGATTTGAAAATCTATGATAAGCCGAAGATGATACACACATTCCATCTTTCTTGCCCATACAAGCTGCCTGATGGTTCCAGAATGGATGTTCCATGTCCTTGCGATAAGTACAACTGGGGATTTGACGAGAAGACCGGACTTGAATACTGTTTGAGGAGATTGGGTAATGCCCCACAGAGCTGGTGTTATGTGGAGGAATTGCGATGAAGTGCAAGTACAAAGATTCCTGCGGATATGAGATCTGCATGATGGAAGAGTGCTGTGATTTCGAAGAAGGGGTCATGACCAACGCCGACCGGATTCGGGCTATGAGCGATGAGGAGCTGGCGGTGTTTTTCACAAAACGGGAAGTGGATCGCACCGTTCAGAGATTGAATGCAGTGGAGGGCTGCGTACCGAGTGCAGTCGTTATTTCCACAGTGGTGAATCAAGCACACAATGCCTGGATGCATTGGCTCAGGCAGCCTGCGGAGGTGCCTGAGTATGCATAAGTTGAAACCGTGTCCGCTCTGTCAATCCCCTGAACCATGGATTATCAAGATTCACCCCACTAGAGGGATTTTCACGAAATACTATGTAGCTTGCCGTTGTTGCTATTATTGCGAAACAACTAAGATCGGACAGCGCAGAGCAATCGGGGCGTGGAACAGAAAGGAGAACTTATGGAAGTATATCTGAAACCGTGTCCGTTTTGTGGTGGAAGAGCAATGCTAATTAACCTTCCATACAGCAGAAAGATATTTGTAAAGTGCGAAGAGCAATGCTGTGAGCAGAATGCCCTCTACAAAACCAGAGAAGAAGCAATCGAAGCATGGAACCGGAGGCCCGCTCATGAGTAACTTCATTTTCTGGCTCGAACACCTGAGCCTGGAGGAAACGTACATCCTGTTCTATTTCTCAATCATCGCCCTTTCTTTGGCATTTGTTCCTGTGGCGATCTGGATTGATAAGAAGACAGGAGAAAGGAGATTAGATGCACAATGATAAACTTTGAATTCGATCTCGATGCAGATCAGCTTGCGTTCGTGGAGGCGATTCGTTCTCCTGACAAGACGATCGTCTTCTGCAACGCTAAAGCCGGAACCGGCAAAACTACTCTAGCCATGGGTATGGCTTACATCCTCTATGAGGACAAGCGGAATAATTACGACGGAATTATTTACGCAGTGAGTCCCTACGGAGAGCAGCGGCAGGGATATCTCCCCGGAACCCAGACGGAGAAATCAGAGGTGTACTTCGAGCCTGCGTATCAGGCCATGATCGAAGTCGGCATGAATCCGAACAGCGATATCTGCCGTGAAACCATGGTCAGCAAGAAGCGTGGTGACGGCTTCGTCCGGCTGATTACGCACACTTACCTGCGGGGTAACAACACCGCAAACAAAATCGTCATCATCGACGAAGCGCAAAATTTCACGGTATCCGAGCTGAAGAAAACACTAACCAGAATGCACGATACCTGCAAGGTGATCGTCATCGGCCACACCGGGCAGGTGGACATCAGCGGACGGTCTGGCTTCGCCAAGTATATCGAACACTTCCGGGATCAGGAACGAGCCGCCGTCTGCGAACTTACCGTGAACCACCGTGGCTGGCTGAGTACCCATGCGGATGAACTGGAGGAATAACATGAACGTAAAACTGATCAAATACCCCACCACCGAAGACTGGCTGCTGGTCAAGAAATGCACCCTGGTCACGGTGGGAAAGGAGACCGACAAGCCGCCCACGGAGAAGTTCAAGCGGGATATTCTCCGGGCGAGACATTCCCCTATTCGGGAACTGAAATTCGTTTTCTATCTGACCGATGTTCCCTACTGGGTGAGTGTTCACCTGTGCCGCCATGTCCATGCACAGCCTTATGTCAGAACCCAGCGCAACGACCGCCAGAGCGCCTACGACCGGGAGAAAGCGCCCCAGGATGCGCCCGTGGACATGATGTGGAGTGTGAGCGGCGAGGAACTGATCACCGTCGCAAACAAGCGGCTGTGCAACCTGGCATCCGAGAAAACCCGTGAGCTGGTTCGGATGATCTGCGATGAGGTCACCAAGGTCTGTCCGGAATTCGAAAGCGAACTGGTTCCCATGTGTGTCCGAAACGGCGGTGTCTGCTATGAGATGTTCTCTTGCAGAGGTGCTAAGAATGAGTAAATCTGGCTGGATGAAAGAAACCGCTGAAGCATTCGGCATGACTCTCCAAATGTTCGCTGATTTTTTAGGTTATTCCAGATCATCGGTATACCAGGCGTCGGTCGGTAATTTTCAGATTTCTCCGTCCAGACTTGAGGTTACCGTGAGAAAACTCGAAGGTCTGAATAAGAGTCTGCTGAAGAAGGAACAGGCAGCGGCGAGAGAGAATTTCAATTACAGACAGAACCTGATAAAAAATCTGGAAGAACGTTTATCACGATAGGAGGTCTACACTTGAACTATACATACAAAGTTTTCTACGAAGACGATTCCCTGCACAGCTACGGTAAAATCCGCAGCCGTCTGATCCGTGCCAAGACTCCCGACAAGGCTGCCGAGAAGTTCGAGAGAATTTTCGGTATTAAGCCGAGCTATGTAGAATGATGAAGTACGTAATTATTATTTTCGTCCTGCTCGACCTGCTGGTGGTTTACTCCGCCATGCGGATGTCCAGCATCCTGTCCAGAGAGGAGGAACGCAATGGACAACTTGACTCGTGATGCCGTAGCCGCTTGTCAGGCGGGCATGACTTACGGTAAGTATATGGCTCAGAAACAGGCCGGTGTAGCAGCTGCAGAGGCCACTATCTCACCCGACAGAATCCGGTACTGCAAGGGATGCGGCAAGCCGTTCGAGGTGGGCAAGCATCACCAGAAATACTGCTCCGGTGCATGTCGTGAGAAAACCAGAAGCCAGCTTGACAGAGCTAAGAATATCAACTCGAAATACATCGTCTAGGAGGTGCCATGAGTAAACCCAGATATCCGTGGTGGAGTACAGCGGTGAGGATGGTTCGGAACTATCCAATCTGGAAGCAGGAACACGATATGCTACATATGCAGTCCTGCACGGCTGATATGGGTGGTATGCCGAGCGGTGGCGAGGTATCCCGTAAGACTGAAAACATCGCCCTGCGGCAGCTTCCTCCGGCTATCCAGAACGAGTACGATGCCGTAACCCGTGCCATTGATATTACGTTGCTGATGCCCGACGGAGAACGGAGAGTTGAGCTGATTCGCCGTATGTACTGGCGGGGCAAGAAGCTGAACATCGAGGATGTGATCATGCAGATCGGAATTGCAGAGGCTACCGGATGGCGATGGCATGGAGCGTTCATTAAGCTGGTTGGTGAATGCGCCGGATATATCTGAAAGATGATAGTTCTGAGCCAAAAAACCATGATATATTTGTACCATGAAAAATTTGCAAAGAGGTTCGCCGTTCGGTGAGCCTCTTTCTTTTTGAGAGGTGGTGGGATGGCGAATGAACAGAATCTTATTCCGTTTAGCGAACGAACAGAGAGTGAACAGAGAGCAATCCGCTCCGAGGGTGGCAAGGCTTCAGGCGTCTCCCGCCGTCGGAAACGGTCCCTAAGAGAAGCCGCTGATCTGTATTTGTCGAAGCCTGTGACGGATACGGAAGTATGGAACGGGTTGTCTGTTGACGGCATAGACCCAGAGGACATTGACCATCAGATGGCTATGGTTGCGGGACTGTCCCGCAGAGCCATCCAGGGAGATGCAAAGGCCGCAAAAGTCATCGTGGATATCATTGGACCTGACGACTCGAAACAGGCCGAGGAGAAACCCTACGAACTCCCTGCCCGTGTTCTGGGTAAAGCATTCGTAGACCTGAACCGAAACATTCAGCCGAATATCGCTTACGTTTTAGAAGGTGGACGTGGTTCCCTGAAGTCCTCTTTTTGGGAATTCAAGATCATCGAGATCATGAAGAATAACCCGAACGTTCATGCCTGTATCACTCGACAGGTTGCCGGAACCCTGAAGGATTCCGTGTATGCCGGTATGAAGTGGGCGATTAACGAACTAGGTTTGTCTGACGAATTCGAGTACAAGGTTTCCCCTCTGGAAATTAAGTACAAAAAAACAGGCCAGACGATATACTTCCGTGGTCTGGATGACGAAACAAAACTGAAGTCTATCAAGCCCGAATTCGGTTACATCGGTATCCTGTGGAAAGAAGAAAAAGACCAGATGAAAGGCCCCGAAGCGGAGCGATCTGTTAACCAGTCCGTTCTGCGTGGTGGTGACTTATCCTGGGATTTCTCCAGCTATAACCCGCCTAAATCTAAAGATTCATGGGTTAACAAAGAGAAACTAATTCCGAATCCAAACAGAGTGGTTCACTCTTCCACATATCTGGAAGCGCCTCCTGGGTGGCTCGGTAAGAAATTCCTTGAGGATGCCGAACATCTGAAGGAAGTTAACCCAGAAGCATACGAACATGAATATCTCGGAATTCCGAACGGAGCAGGCGGCAACGTCTTCGACCTCCTAGAAATCCGAACAATTACAGACGATGAGATTAAGCGAATGGACAGGATATACCAGGGCGTTGACTTTGGTTGGTATCCTGATCAATTCGCTTTTTTGCGTACTTACTACGATTCCGCAAGAGAAAAAATATACCTGCTCGACGAACTCTACGTTAACAAATGGTCTAACGCACAGACAGCGAAGTGGATCACCGACAAGGGATACACCGATTACATGATTATCTGCGACTCTGCCGAACCGAAATCCGTGAACGACTACCGGGACGCGGGCCTGCCTGCCCGAGGTGCCGTCAAAGGCCCCGGCTCTGTCGAGTACGGCTTCAAGTGGTTGCAGTCCAAAACGCTTGTCATCGACCCGAAGCGGACACCGAATGCATACGCGGAAATCATCGGTTACGAATACGAACGGGACAAGGACGGCAACGTCATCAGCGGATATCCCGACGAAAACGACCACGCTATTTCGGCTCTGCGGTACGCTTACGAGCCTAAATTTAATCGCAGAGGTAACAGCGCATGAGTTTATTTTCAACAATCAAGGGGTGGTTCACCATGCTCCTGAAATCCAGGGCAAAGGAAGAATTTAATATCGAACCCATCAGCTCCGGCGAGATGGAAGAGTGGGTGAACGAGTGTGTAAACATCTACAAAGGGAACCCCTGCTGGCTGGACGAAGACGACCACATCGACACCGTTAATTTCGCCAAGAGCATCTGTTCCGAGGTTGCACGACTAGCAACACTGGGAATCAAACTGACCGTGGACGGCTCTGCACGTGCCGACTGGCTGCAGCAGCAGATCGAGGAAATCTATTTCCAGCTGCGCCACTGGGTTGAGTACGGCTGCGCTTACGGCACCGTAGTTCTGAAGCCTAACGGAAACAGTATCGAACTGTACGCACCCGGCAGTTTCGAGGTCACGCATATTTCGAACGGCAAGATTGACGGCATGGTTTTCCATAACCAAGAGAAGCAGGGCGAGAACTGGTACACCCGTCTGGAGTACCACAGATTCGAGGGCGGTTTGTACCGGATCACAAATAAGTGCTTCATCGGCAAGACTCCGAACGATACCAAGGAACGAATCGACATCGCTCTGACTCCATGGTCTAATCTTGCCGATTATGTATCCATGGAGAACGTGGAACAGCCGCTGTTCGGTGTGCTGAGAATGCCCCACGCAAATAACATCGACCTGAACTCTCCGCTCGGTCTGCCTGTGTTCTCTGAAGCAGTTCAGGAACTCCGGGATCTGGATATCGCATATTCACGGAACGTCAAGGAAATCAGAGACAGCAAACGAACCGTGCTGCTGGACTCTGATACAATGACACCATCCGGTGTGAAAATCGGATACCGTCAGGAAACCGTTCTGCCTGACTACGTTAAGAACGTCTACGGCGACGGACAGAAAACATTCTACCAGGAAATTAACCCCACGCTGAACACCGACACCCGACTGACTGGCATTAACGCACTGCTGAGCCAGATCGGCTTCAAGGTCGGATTCTCTAACGGCTATTTCGTATTCAACGAGAAAACCGGCATGATCACCGCAACCCAAGTGGAAGCGGACGACCGGCGAACCATCCAGTTCATCAAGGATGTCCGCGATAAGCTGGAATCCTGTATGGATGAACTTATCTATGCCCTGAACGTATTCGCTGACCTGTATGACCTCGCTCCATCCGGTGACTATGAAGCCGTGTACGATTTCGGCGATATTACATATAACCGAGAAGAAGACAGAATCCGGTGGTGGGGATACGTTAACGCCGGTAAGGTTCCTGCGTGGATGTACTTCGTGAAGTTCGAGGGTATGAGTGAGGAAGAAGCCAAGGCGATGGATGCGGAAGCGCAGCCTAAAATGCCGACGCTGTTCGGAGGTGAGGAATAATGGAACCTATCACGAATGAAGAAGTATATCTGGCAGCGCTGGTGGGCGATTCCGTTGTTCTGCCTGATCCTATCACCAGAAAAGAAATTTTCCTCGCTGCTGCAGCGGGAATGGCCGTGTCTGTTCCGGACCCTATCACCCGTGAGGAAATGTACCTGAGCCAGATCAAACCCGGCGATGGCTCTGGTGTGGTTATCAGGAATCAGAACAAGACCATTACAGAGAACGGCACATACAAGGCGGATTCCGGATATACTGGACTTGGTACAGTGACTGTCGCTGTTCCGATTCCGGAAACAAAAGATCCCGTCCTCACGGAAATCACCATCACCGAAAACGGCGAATACACCCCGGAGGAGGGCGTGGATGGGTTTTCAAAGGTGACGGTGGAGGTCGAAAACCCGCTGGATTACGCCGTATCACTGCAAAGCATGTTCGGACAGGGAAAATTTCCAACGGGCTATGAAGCGGATATAACATTTTGCAAATACGGTACGCCATCTGCAAGTATGCTATTTGCCACATTTAATCGGAGTTCCGTTACAAGCATCAAGCTGACCTGCGGTCAGACGGTGACAACCGCGTTTTCAATGGAAGATTTCTGCCGCTCTGCAACGAGATTGGAAAAAGTTGATTTATCCGGCATTCAACCATTAAAGCCATCTAGCATAGCCACAGCTTTTTATAGTTGTTACGAACTGCAGGAAATCATTGGAGCATTCGACCTTTCCGAATGCTCCAATACCAAAACGCCTTTCCAGTCTTGCATATCTTTGGAGACTGTGCAATTTGTACCCGGTAAAATCAATGCTAGCTTATCGCTGGGACAAAGTCCGTTGCTGTCGGATGAGTCTATTCAATCCATCATTGACGGCCTGGCAGACCTGATCGATGGAACTGCGAAGACGTTAACACTCCACGCAGACGTTGGCGCAAAGCTGACTGACGAGCAAAAGGCTGCCGCTGCCGCCAAAAACTGGACACTGGCGTACTAAGGAGGATACCATGCAGAAAACAACTGATAATGGCGTCACTGTGCTGACAGCCGACGCGGGAATGCGCCTGACCAACGGTGACGCCTTTGGGACGACTGTCCGACTGGGCAAGGGCGCATCCGCAAATGAGTGGCGTGAGGTCACCGTCGCAGAGGCCGAGCAGATGCAGGCTGACAATGACGAGGAACTGACCGCCGAGGAAGCCCTCTCCATCATCACGGGAGGTGGTTCCGATGCGTAAATCAGACGCACTCCGTTACCGGGCCGCCATCGAGCAGTCCGCTCAGTCCCTGGACGATGCCGTAGCATCCACGGTGCCGACCCTGTTTCCGCAGCTGAAACAGGACGGCTCCCTGGTGTCCGCCGGTACCCGCATCAACTGGAACGGCGCTATCAAGCGTGCCGCTGTGGACCTGTGGGACACCGCAGAGAATAACCCCGATAATGCGCCCTCCCTCTGGGAGGATATTCAGTACCGGGAGGGCTACCGCATCATCCCGGCGACCATCCCCGCCGGACTGGCGTTTGACCTGGACGAATGCGGCTGGTGGGGTGATACCCTGTACCGTTCCAAGCTGGCTGCCAACGTGTACACGCCCGAACAGTACCCGGACGCCTGGGAAATCTATGCTGACACCTGACGAACTGCTCCACATCGCTGAGGGAGCGGAGGATATTGCCGAATCACTCCACCGGGATATCCTCGACCGAATCATCGAGCGAATCATGGTCCGCATAGGGCGTGGTGATTCCTACATATTGACAGCGCAGGATAAATGGCAGCTTCAGGTTTTGCAGGATGCCGGATTCCTAATGGAGGATGTGCAAAAGGAAATCGCCAAGGCCACCGGCCTGATGAACACCGAAATTGCCGAAGCCATGGAGGATGCCGGCGTCAAGGCGCTGGCTAGGGATAATGAAATCTATGAAGCGGCGGGGCTATCCCCGCTGCCCCTCGACCAGTCCCCGAACCTGATCCGGCTGGTTCAGCGTAACTACGAAGCGACGGCAGGGGAGTGGACAAACTTCACCGGGGCTTTCAAAACTGCAACCAGTCAGGCCTATGTGTCAGCCTGTGACCGGGCTTACAACCTAGTTATGTCCGGTACGGTGTCCTACTCTCAGGCGGTCAAGGAAGCCTTGTCTGAACTGGTACAGACAGGCGTGACGGTGGATTACGGAACCCGGAAAGACACCATCGAGACGGCGACCCGCCGGGCGGTGCGGACTGGTATTTCTCAGGCGTCTGCGGCGATCATCGACGCCCGGATGGAGGAGATGGATTGGGACATCGTGCTTGTATCCTCCCACATGGGTGCCCGTGTCACCGGAAAGGGAGATTACACCGACCATGCATCATGGCAGGGTAAATTCTATTCCAAATCAGGAAAGGATAAACGGTTCCTACCGTACTCCGTTTGCGGCCCCGGAGAAATTCAGGGCATCCACGGTGCGAACTGCCGCCACACGCACGGAGTGGGAGACGGCGAACACAATCCCTACGAGCATTACGATTCCGAGGAGAATCGGAAAGCCTACGAATTACAGCAGCGCCGGAACACCCTGGAAGCCCGAATCCGAAACACCAAGCGCCAGGTACAGAGCCTGAAAACAGCCCGTGACAACGCCACGGATGACGCTGTACGGGCTGAATATGATAAGGACTACCAGAAAAAGGCGGCACTGTTGCAGAAACAGAACGCCGCTTATACCCAGTTTTGCAAGGATAACGACCTGAAAAAACGCTCTGAGCGTGTCGCTATTGCCCAGTGGGACAGAAAACAGGCGGCAGCAGCGAGAGCGGCGGCGAAAAAGTGGAGTGACGCCCATGAGTAACCGATACCACCCATACAACCCTAACCCATCCCACAGCCGTGTAGGCGACTGCACCGTCAGGGCAATCGCCAAAGCGACAGGCAAAACGTGGGAACAGGTATATGTTGCACTTTGCGTTTACGGGTATATGCGCTGCGATATGCCCACGGCCAATCACGTGTGGGGCGCATATCTCCGATCACAAGGGTTCCGCTGTTATGCCGTGGATGAGGACTGTACGGTCGAAGATTTCTGCCGGGATCATCCCACGGGAACTTATATTCTAGCCATTGACGGCCATGTGGTGTGTGCTGTTGATGGCTTTTATTATGACTCCTGGGACTCCGGTCAGGAGATTCCGATTTACTACTGGACAAGGGGTGTTTGATTGCAGATTCGTGATTTAACTATGTCCGAAGCGGACTATTTGCAGGCGGTTTGCAATTTCACTGCGGAGGAAAACACGCTGTTCGAACTCCGGTTGTTCGGTGCGTCGCTTGACGAATGTGCTGAACGGATGCACCGTTCTCTCGATTCTGTTAAACAGTTATCCCGGAAGGTAAATTCGAAAATAAGCCGGGAGATTTAACACTTTTCAATCACTTTACTGCATCTTTTCAAACACTTTAACTCACTGTTGAAGTCATACTCTTTATGAGATAATTAAGCCACAGAAAAGGAGGCTTGATTATGGCATACTACCAACCGAACTTTCAGCCGTATGGCTATCAGGATCAGTTAAGCCAGCTCAGAACCCCGCAGTTCTACCAGCCGCAGCAGCCGAGCAACGGCCTCCTGTGGGTGCAGGGTGAAGCCGGCGCGAAATCCTACCTAATGGCACCTAACTCCACGGTTATGCTGATGGACAGCGAGGCTCAGCGGTTCTACCTGAAGACCACGGATGCTTCCGGTATTCCGAACCTGAGAACGTTCGAGTATTCCGAGATCGGTGCTGCTCCGGTACAGCCGAAGCAGGAATACGTCACCCGTGAGGAGTTCATGAACTTCGTGAATTCCTTCAAACAGAAAGCGGAGGTAGCAGATGCCTAATCCTCTTTTTACCGCTTTAGGCGGAAACAGACAGCCTGACATGATGGCTGATTTCCAGAGGTTCATGCAGCAGATGCAGGGCGTGAATCCCCATCAGGAAATTAACCGTCTGCTTCAGTCCGGCAGAATCTCTCAGCAGCAGCTGAATCAGGCCCAGCAGATGGCCCAGCAGCTGTTCCGAAAGTAAAAAAACTGTGGCCACGGTTTTTAATATTATCTCATAAGGAGTATGACTCATGGATAGCAACTATTCCCTCTCCGACATCGCAGCTGTGACCGACGGCAACCGCAACGGCGGTATGTTCGGCGGTAACGGCGATTGGGGCGCCTGGATCATCCTGTTCCTGCTGTTCGGCCTGTTTGGCTGGGGCGGTTACGGTGGATTCGGCGGAGGTGGCGGCGGTACTTGTGCTGCAGCTCCCTGCGCTACCCAGGCAGATGTCCGGGCAGCTGTCGACCAGCAAACCCTGATCTCCAAGCTGGATCAGCAGACCTACGGTCTGGCAGATTCCATCTACGCACTGAACAATGCAATCACCGGCGGTTTCCACGGTGTCGAGCGCCAGTTGGCAGACTGCTGCTGCACCACCCAGCGGGCAATCGATGGCGTGAACTTCAACATGGCAAAGGGTTTCTGTGACATTGGCAACGCAATGAGCAACAACACCCGCGATATCATCGACAACGCAAACTGCAACACCCGCGCAATCCTCGACTTCCTGACCAACGACAAGATCGAAACCCTGCGCTCCGAGAACCAGGCACTCAAGTTCCAGGCATCTCAGGCACGGCAGAACGACTTCATTGCCGCAAATCAGGAAGCACAGACCGCTACCCTGCTGCGTCGCCTGGGCGCTGAGTGTCCCACTCCCGCCTATGTCGTGCAGCCTCCCACCCCTGTTCACTTCCCCTACAACAACTGCGGTTGCGGCAACTACGGCTACGGCGTAGCCTGATCGTATAAGCATCTTCCCGGCGGAAGATGCCGGGATGTACTTCACAGTTATTCCGGGGCGGGTAGCACCGCCCCTATACGAAAGGAAACAGATATGATTGAACTCATTAACACCGCAGTTCAGACCGTGGAAGTCGGCCAGTCTGTGGTATATAACACCGCGCCTGTCCGCAGCACCTGTGGCAGAGAACGCCACCGGCCCGGCAGCGCATTCGTTACCCTGCTTCCTCCCGGTCGCTATCTGGTGACCTTCAGCGGTAATATCGCCGTGCCTACCGGCGAAACTGTGGGTGAAATCTCCCTGGGTATCACTCAGGACGGCGAGGTTCTGGGCGGCTCCCTGATGCGAGTCACCCCCGCAGCTGTCGAGGAATACTTCAACGTATCCTCTCAGCATTATGTGGATACCTACTGCCAGTGCTGCGTGAACGTCGGTGTCCTGAACACTTCTGACATTCCTATTCTGGTAGATAATCCGAACATCACCGTTGTTCGGGTCTGCGGTTAAGGAGGTGGCGATATGTTCGACACCTATAAGATGCAGGAACACATCTGCCGTGAACTGGAAAAGAAAGCCGACGTTGGTCTGAAAAGCACCGCCGACCTGGACACCGTCTGGAAACTGGTAGACGTTTACAAAAACCTCCTGAAGATTGACATGCTGCAGGAAGCCGGTGAATACAGCCGTGACGATGGTTATGACCACGAACACAGCGAACGCCGCAGACGCGACAGCATGGGCCGATACTCCAGGGGAGACGGTTACGACCGGGGCAGTTCCTATAACCACGGCGGTTATAGTGAAGCCAAGGAACGTTATATGGAGGATAAACACTCCTACCGTTCCACCCGCTCTGCTGACAGCAAGCGGGACATGACAGCCTCCCTTGAGGACTGCAAGCATAAACTTCGCCAGGAACTTCAGGACATGCTGAACGGTGCAGATTCCCGTGAAGAGCGGGAGAGCATCAAGGCGATGATCCGGGAAATCGGTTCTCTCGCATAACTTAATAAACAGCCAGACTCGGAAACGGGTCTGGTTTTTTATATGTCGAATTTTTACATAAATGCCGAAATAGCTCAACTGGTAGAGCATCTGTTTTGTACTCAGAGGGTTGCGGGTTCAAGTCCTGTTTTCGGCTCCATCACCCCGCCTGTGGTTTATCAGGCTTAATCCGTTACCGCCGACGGGCGGTCAACAAATTACGATTCAGGAGGATATGTACGAATGAAAAACATCATCGACATCTGCAAGGATTTCGGCATCGAGATTCCTGCGGATAAGCACACCGAGTTCAACAAGGCCGTAGCTGAGAACTACAAGACCGTTGCTGAACACGAGAAGAAAGTTAATAAGCTGACCGCCGACCTGACTGCCGCCACCGAACGTGCTGAATCCGCCGAAACCACTCTGAAGGGTTTCGAAGGTAAGGACTTCGACGCTATCACCAAAGAGCGTGACGAGTGGAAGCGCAAGCATGACGAAACTGTAGCAAACCACCAGAAGGAAGCGGAGGAACGGGAGTTCAACGAAGTCCTGTCCGCTGCCATCACCGAAGCCAAGGGCAGAAATGCCAAGGCTATCACGGCTATGCTCGACCTCGACAAGCTGCGTGGAAGCAAGAATCAGGAAAAGGACATCAAGGCCGCTCTGGATTCCCTGAGAACTGAAAGCGGCTACCTGTTCGACGACAACGGCGGCAAGCCTCAGTTCACTCAGCCTAACAACACCGCTGGAAACACTGGCGGCGGTAAGCTGACCAAGAAGGACATTATGTCCGTCCGAGATCCCGTTCAGCGTCAGAAGCTGATCGGAGAAAACCGCCATCTTTTTGTAAAAGGAGAATAAACAATGGCAAAAGCAAATCTGATTACCACTGGTGATATTCAGGTAACCGCACGTGAGCTGGATTTCGTGTCCCGCTTTGAGGCAACCTGGGAACACCTGCAGGAAATTCTTGGCATCATGCGTCCCATCAAGAAGCAGCCCGGCGCACAGCTGAAGAGCAAGTATGCAGAAGGCACTCTGCAGTCCGGTGCTGTTGCTGAAGGCGATGAGATCCCCTACTCCAAGTTCACCGTCAAGGAAACAATCTACGATGAGATGACCATCGAGAAGTACGCCAAGGCGGTATCCATCGAGGCCATCAAGGATCACGGCTACGACAACGCCGTCGCCATGACCGATGATGAGTTCCTGTTCCAGCTGCAGACCAATGTCACCGACCGTTTCTACACATACCTGAACACCGGTACTCTGGAAGTCGACGGAGCAACCACATTCCAGATGGCTCTGGCACTGGCAAAGGGTAGCGTCCTGAACAAGTTCAAGACCATGCACCGCTCCGCCACCGGCGTTGTTGCGTTCGTGAATATCATGGACGTTTACAAGTACCTGGGCGCAGCTGATGTCACCATTCAGAACCAGTTCGGTTTCCAGTACCTGAAGGATTTCATGGGTTACAACACCGTGTTCCTGCTGGGCGACGATGAAATTCAGCAGGGCCGCGTCATCGCTACCGCTGTCGAGAACATCGTCCTGTACTACGTTGACCCCGCCGACTCCGACTTCGTTCGTGCTGGCCTGGTCTATGCCACCGGCAACGGCGAAACCAACCTGATCGGCTTCCATACTCAGGGTAACTACAACACCGCAGTGTCCGAGGCTTTTGCAATCATGGGCCTGACCCTGTTCGCAGAGTACATCGACGCCATCGCCGTGGCAGACTTCGCTGCGGGCGCCTGATAACCTATGGAAATTCTCACATACCCGGAATACCGCTCCTTCGGTGGTGCTGATATCGATTCCGTGACTTTCTCCCGGCTGTCATGGCTGGCGAGAAAGAAACTGAACTATTACACCACCGGCGTAGATGGATATTCGAAACTGAAACACGCTTTCCCCGTTGACCCCGACGATGCTGAAAGCGTCAAGCGGTGTATGTGCGAGGTCGTTTCTATTCTGAATCAGATTGAGGCGGCTGAGCAGCTCGCCGATGCTGTTCGGGGTTATACAGAAACAGAAAACGGACTCCAGAGAAAAGTTATCTCCCGCGTGGAATCCGGCAACGAAGCGATCTCCTACATGGAGGGAAGCGGAATTTCCTCCGCTATCGACGCTGCGGTGTCCGATACCTTCGCAAGAGAAAAACTTCTTCGGGACACGATTCTGGAATACCTGTCCGGCGTTTCCGACGCCAACGGAGTCAGACTTCTGTTTATGGGGAGGTACCCCCATGTACACTGACGTAATCACGCTGTTCAACCGCGTAAAAGGAGATCGGGGCCATGGTGACACATGGCACCCGACAATCCTGCGAGGCGTGAACCTGAACCTCGACAGAGCCTCCATTCTGGCGAAATACGGAGCCGAGTCCCAGGATAAAGCCTGGGTAAGCATCCCGTGCAAGCGCACTGACGGCCTGAAAACCGTATCCGGGAAGACCTATGTCACACCGAAGGCGTTCGAAGACCCGGACAGCGAAATCACATTCGCATCCGGTAACCGATTCGATTTCTTCTGGGTTGGCGAATGGGAGGAAGGGGAGGCGGCGGACGTTGACTATAACGCCGACTTCTACGGCTGGATGAACGACAGATACGATAACGTTTTTGCCGTTACATCTGCAGCGTCTTACAGCGTGGTTCCTCACTTTGAGGTTATGGGTAAGTAGTTATGACTCACAAGTTCGAAGATATTTCCATCAAGGATGGCGGAATGACCGTTGATATCAGCATGGACAGATTCGAACGTCAGTTCGATGAGGCCCAGTACAAACTGGATTCCATGGTTATGACTTCTATGGTGCCGTATATGCCACATAACTCCGGTATGTTTATCAACATCACGAAGGCTATGTCCGCTCCAATCGCCGGAACCGGAAAGGTTGTCGCAGCTGCACCGCCTATGGGACGTTTCCTGTATAAGGGTAAGAACATGGTCGATATTGAGACTGGTTCTCCCTGGGCCAGAAAAGGTGCCAAAAAAGTCCTTGTCAGTAAATATGGCGGGCGGACGGCTGCAAAACCGCTGCTTTCTTATTCTGGCAACGCCAAGGCCGAATGGTTTGAAGTTGCAAAGAAAGTGGATGGCAAGGAATGGATCGCCAAAACTAAACGAACTGCCGGAGGTGGCTAAGTGGAAAAACTGAAACCCATCGGGATGGATGTTGACGGTTACGGAATTCTGACCGTTGCAGTTCTTGAACTGTTGAACCAGTTCCCTGGACTGGACGGAGATGAAATCTTATTCGAAGAACTTGGCGAGGAATCCGGCATCGCGTTTTCCGCTGACAACGGCGCCTTAGTCATGACAGAACGACGGAGCATCACTGACCATATCTTCCAGACGTGCCAGTTTCCGTTTTTTGTAATTTACCGCTCTGCCAGTACCACGGAACTGAAAAAACTGAATGTTCAGCAGTTCCTTGATACTCTGGGCAAGTGGATCTGCAAGGAACCTGTCACGATTAACGGCGAATCTTACCGCCTGACAAAGTACCCTATTCTATCCGATGATAGAAAAATTACCAGAGTAACCCGTTCCAACTCCTACGGACTGGAACCGGGCGAAGATGGTGTGCAGGACTGGCTTCTGCCGGTTACTGTGCAATACACAAACGAATTCGATATGTGGTAACCCCACAGAAAGGATAAATAATGGCTAAAGCTGAAAGAAAGTATCTGGCTCATTATCTGGATGCAGCCTTTGACATGACCTATGCTGCCACGAACTATGTCCGTCTGGGCAAGGATCTGGAAGAGTTCACTGTCACGCTGAATCCCGATGTTGAGAACAAGAAGAACATTCTGGGCGAAAGCTCCACCGTCCACAACGGATACGAAGTTTCTGCTAACGCAGATCCCTTCTATTACGATTACGACGACGAACTTTCCCAGAAGGTCATGGACATCGCCATGGCCCGCTCCACCGCCGACACCTGCAAGACCACCTATGTGGAAGTCGTGCTGAAACCCGGCGAAGGCGATGCCGCTCCCACGGTAGTCACCGCATGGAGAGAAGATGTTCTGATCATTCCCACAAGCTACGGCGGCGATACTTCCGGCATCCAGGTCCCCTTCAGCCTGCATTTTGATGGCAACCGCGTGGAGGGCACCTTCGACATCAGCACCAAGAAGTTCACCGCAAACGGACTGTAAGGAGTAAAAAATGGCTAAGACAATCGACATGAATATCGGCTCTTCTCTGACGAAGTTCACCTTCAGCGATGCAGACGGCGACGTTTTTGCATCCTTCAAGATGAATGTTGCAGATGCACGGCTCATCGGAAAGTGTCATGAAATTTCCGAATTTTTCAAGGATTTGAGCAAGAATTCTCCCGCAACCAGCACCGGAGAGGCTATGGCTTATCTGGACAAACTGGTCGAGGATAAGTTCTGCTATCTCCTGGGATACGACTGCCGCCAGTCTCTGTTTGGCTTCATGAGTCCCACGACAATCCTGGCAGACGGCGAGATGTTCGCTGTTAAGGTTCTGGAAAGAATTTCTGAGGTTGTCGCAGCCGAACTGAAAAAGCGCGGAGAAGCCAGAGCGAAGGCTGTCTCCAAGTACACATCCAAGTATAACTGATGAGTGCCTTTGATCTTCCATCCTCCCTGAATATCGGGGGGAGGGATTATCGTATCCGGTCAGGATGGCGGGCAGTCATGGATATCTTCATCGCGCTGAACGATCCGGAATTGGACGAATACGGCAAGATGGATGCCATGATTCAGATTCTCTATCCTGATTGGAAAGATATTCCGGCCGAATGCATCCAGGAGGCAATCGACAAGGCTTGTGAATTTATCGACTGCGGAAAGATCCCGGAGGACGATAAACCGAAGCCTCGGATGATTGACTGGCAGCAAGACGCACCGCTTATTATTCCCGAAATTAACAAAATTGCTCGGATGGAAGTCCGGGCGAATCCTGATATCCACTGGTGGACGTTCTTTGGATGGTTCATGGGCATCGGTGAGGGTTTGTTTGGTTCTGTTCTTCACATCCGCCAGAAGAAGGCCAAGGGCAAAAAGCTGGATAAGTGGGAGCAGGAGTATTACCGGGAAAACAAGGCACTTATCGACCTTCAGAAGCCTGAGAGCAAAGAAATCCGGGCAGAGAAGGACAGCATTTTGAAGTTTTTGTGACGGTGGTGAATACATGGCAGCAGATGGCTCCATTATCATTGACACCAGGATAGACACGCAAGGTATCCGCAAAGGGACATCGAGTCTTGAATCCGATCTGAGAAAGTTCGGAAGCGTTGCAAAGAAAATCGGTGGAATCATTGCTACCGTATTTGCAGTTGACAAGATTGTAGACTTTGCAAAGGAAGCTGTTGAATTAGGTTCCGACCTTCAGGAAGTCCAGAACGTTGTCGATGTCACATTCGAAACCATGAATGAGGACATCAACGATTTCGCTAAGCATGCCGCAGAAACCGCCGGACTGTCTGAGACAATGGCGAAACGGTATGCAGGTACCTTCGGTGCCATGGCGGATGCGTTTGGATTTGCTGAGTCGGAAGCCTATGAAATGGCGACCGCTTTGACTCAGCTATCCGGTGACGTCGCTTCGTTTTACAACATCACACAGGACGAAGCTTACACAAAATTAAAATCCGTATTTACGGGTGAAACCGAATCCTTGAAGGATCTCGGTGTGGTCATGACTCAGACTGCTCTGGATGCCTACGCTATGGCGAACGGCTTCGAGAAGACGACTGCACAAATGACCGAACAGGAAAAGGTCGCCCTAAGATATGAATTTATTCTAAAAAAACTCAATAAAGCATCTGGGGATTTTTCAAGAACATCGGGTTCTTGGGCAAATCAGACCAGGCTGCTAAGTTTGCAATTTGATAGCTTGAGGGCGAGTATTGGCGCTGGATTGATTTCTGCATTAACGCCTGTGATTGGCGTAATCAATTCAATACTATCTGGGCTGCAAGCCGTTGCCAATGCGTTTAGGCAGTTAATGGCGGTTCTGTTTGGAGGCTCAGGTGGGGTTTCCGGACAAATTGATGACGTTGCAGAAGGATATGAAAATGCCTCAGATGGCGCTTCTGGGCTGGCGGACTCTACGGAGAAAGCTGGAAAAGCAGCAAAAAAATATTTATCTTCTTTTGACGAAATAACAAAATTTAGTTCTCGGGAATCCGGTGGTTCTGGGGGCGGCGGAGCTGGAAGCTTTGGCGATATAGAGAATATCGAAATTGGAGAAAGCGAATCTATAGAAGATAACATATCTCCTCAAATACAAGCTATAGCGGATAAAATAACAGCACTGCTCGAACCGATAAAGAATATTGATTTTACTCCCCTTAAAAACTCTCTTGATATTCTGTCTGAATCCTTTGGGAATTTAGGCAGAGTTATCGGTAGCGGATTAGAATGGGCATGGTTTAATATTCTTGTTCCTTTCTCAAAGTGGGGAATAGAAAAAGGCCTTCCCGCGCTTATCGATGCGCTCTCTGGTGCGCTTGATTATCTTGGCGAAATTTTGGGAGCAGCCGGTCCTATCTTCGCGGTTGTATGGAATGACTTCCTGCAGCCTCTTGCGGAATGGACCGGCGAGGCCGTAGTAACTGCGCTTGATACGGTATCTGAGGGATTCACGAACCTTTCAGAGAATATCGACCACAGTTCCGAAGCCACGGCTGAACGTATCGTAGAGAATTTTGAAGACGCGGCACGGATGACCGACGCCGGATTTACTACTCCGACACGGGAAGAAATGCTTGCAGCTGCTGACCTGATTGGCCAGGCGTTCTCTGATGCGGGAGACTGGATCTCCGAGAAGTGGGGACAGGTTAGTTCCTGGCTTAGTGAGAATGTTGCTCAGCCTACGGCAGATTTTTTCGCATGGGCCTGCGAACAAATCTCAACATCTTTTGAAAATGCGAAACAGTCCGTTGAAGAAGCGTGGAACGCTGTATCGACGTGGTTTGACACTAATGTTGTGCAGCCGATTGAAGATCTTTTTTTCGACATCGAAGAAGCGGCATCTTCTGTGTGGGATTCCATTGTGGAAAATACTCTTGGAGTATGGCAGGAAATTGAAAACGCAGTCGCCAAGGCGATCCAGAAAATTCAGTCCTGGATAAACGGACTGACAGGAAAAACCGTTTATGCGAACGTTAAGGTTAACAGCAGCGGAGGCGGAGGAACCAACGCGAATGAAAGTGTATCCCCGTACTCACTCAGATCTACCATGGTCGAAGCCGAAGTGCCGTATCTGGCAACAGGCGCGGTCATTCCCCCGAATGCTCCGTTCCTTGCCATGCTCGGCGACCAGCGGCACGGCACAAATATCGAAGCGCCTCTGGCAACTATTGAAGAGGCCGTAAATAGAGCGATGAATAGAAACAGCAATTTGAATAATCAGCAAATTGTGTCGTTACTTCATCAAATTCTCAATGCGGTTCTCGGTATCGAAATTGACGGAGAAATATTAACGAGGGCGGTTGATGGCTACAAAAGGAAAACGGCAGTTGTAAATGGGGGGTAATATGGCCAGGAAATATTTAAACACTTTGCTAATAGACGGAAAACCTCTTCTTGTTCCGGATGAAGATGTGAAAATCACAAGAAATGATTTGGATACCGATGATGCAGGAAGAGACGAATCTGGCGTTATGCACCGAGACGTTGCTCGTGAAAAGGTTCGAACCTGGGAATTTCCGTATTCAGTTTTAACATCAAACGAATATGAATACATCCAATCGTTAATTGCGGGAAAACCGGAGTTTCCCGTCAGTTTCTGGGGAGAAGAAGCTACAGCCTATTGCTCGAACAATTCTGTTCTGCTCAGAAACGCAAATACGGGAGATTACCGTGATTTCGTTTTGAAAATAATTGAATGTTAAGGAACGCATATGATCAAAACATTAATTGTTCTTCCGAACGGCAATGAGATATTTTCAGGTAACCCGACGGGTACAGCGATTTTGAGCAAGACACTTACAAAAAGCGTAAACGATGGGGCAGAACTTAAAGTCGGCTCAGTTTGTGCGTCAATGTTAGATGCAAAAATTATTGTACCCCAAAATGTGTTTTCTATTTCAGAAGGGTCGGAATTGTCATTATTTGATGTGGATGATTCCGGATCTAAAACATTAAAAGGGATTTTTATATGTGAAAAACCTTCAAGAGAAAAAGCGAACACATACAGAATCACCGCTTACGACCGAATAGTCAAACTGGACAAAGATCTGACGGAATGGCTGTCCGGCCTGTCCGGATGGCCTTACACCTTGTATTCTCTGGCTTCTATGGTCTGCTCTGAGTGCGGTATCACCCTGAAAAATACTTCCATCCCGAACGGTGACCGACTGGTTCAGAAATTCACAGGCAACGTCACAGGCCGAACCCTGATGAAGTATATCGGTCAGGCTTGCTGCAGATTCGGCAGAGCCACCCCGGATGGCGAATTCGAGTTCGCGTGGTACTCAGACTCCGGAAAAACACTCGGTGCAACGGATATTCGCATGGACGGAATCAGTTATGAGGACTACGTAACGCAGACCATCGAACGAGTCCAGATCCGAGCGACCAGAAACGATATCGGTACGATTTACCCGCAGGATGGCGAAAATACTTACGTCATCGAAGGCAATCCGTTGCTTGTCGCAGAGTCCGCTGACGACCTTCAGGGCGTCGTGGAGACGATTTATTCCGAACTCAGCACTGTGGCCTACACTCCCTGTAAATGCTCCCTATTCTACCCCTCCGGGGTTGACGCGGGGGATATCGTGACCATCACAGACAGAAACGGCGTAACGATTACGTCTTACGTTATGTCCAGCACGGTCAAGGGCATGAAGCAGACGATCCAGTGCGTAGGCAGCTACAGCCGGGAGAGTGTCACATTCGTAAATAATGAAAAGCTGGATGATCCCTTAGCGGGCCGCGTGACCGAAATCGAAAAATCCGTTGAGGGACTGCGAGTTACTGTTTCTCAGGTTCAGACCGAGCAGGAGGAAACCACCCGCAAAATTACCGAACTGAACGTCACTGCTGACGGCCTGTCCTCCGAAATTTCGAAGCAGACCACGGAGATGGACAACATCCGAACCGAGTTGACTGCTGTTCAGCAGTCCTCCAACGAGGTGTCGGTTAAAGTTCAATCCATCGTAGATAACGGTGTTTCTAAGGTAACCAACGAATTCGGTCTGACAATCGATGAATCTGCGGTCACGATCCACCGCGAAGGCTCCGACATGACAAACTCCCTGGATGAAACAGGTATGTATGTCATTCGAAACAAGGGTCAGTCCAACGAGCAGGTTATGCTGGAAGCGAACGTGGACGGCGTAAAGGCCACGAACGTAACTGTTTACAACTACCTGACGATTGGCCACGCGCGGTTTGAAGAATACAAAAGAGGAACAGACTCAGAGCGAACAGGCTGCTTCTGGGTATGAGGTGAGCTATGTTATCTGGAAGTGTTTCAACATCTAAATACAAGCATTCTACCGGGACTTACTGGTGGGCAGTCCTGAACTGGACTGCTACGCAGGATAAAGTTAATAACAAATCCACAATTAGTTGGGAAGTTGTAGCCGATAACGATGCCGCAGCTGGCTCCGTCAGATACAGCGAACTCCGGGTAAAAATCGACGGCGAGGAAGTCTACTACGTCAGCGCATCGAACAATATCACAGGTTCCAAGGGAACCGTTCTGGCAAGTGGTTCCAAGGTTGTGTCCCATAACCTGGACGGCTCCAAGTCCCTGACGATCTCCGTTGAAGCCGGCGTCTATGTTCACGCGATTAACTGCTCCGGTTCCAAGAGCTTCGCGTTGGATCAGATTCCCAGAGCATCCACGATTGCAGCTACAGACGCGAATGTCGGATCGACCAGCATGATTGCGGTGAATAAGAAGAGTGATTCTTACACCCATTCCATCAAGTATACATTCGGCTCTCTGTCTGGCTATGTTACCGCAGACGGCGGTACATCTTCCTCTGAGGTAAAAATCAGTCAGGCAAGCATCGGATTTACTGTGCCGTCTTCGTTCTATGCCCAGATGGGTAGCGTGAAGTCGAAGACTTGTACTCTGACCTGCACCACCTATTCCGGCACAACGAAAATCGGCGATGCTGCGACTACAACGTTCACCGTTACCGTACCTGATGCTTCGGCACCTACGGTTTCTGGCACCATCAAGGACGTGAATTCTGTATCCACCGGCCTGACTGGAAACGCGAATAAACTTGTTCGTTTCGTTTCCACTGCAAGATGTATCATCACCGCAACGGCGAAAAACTCTGCCACGATCACCGAGAAGAAGATTAACGGAACGGTTGTGGAAGAAGACACACTGGACATCCCTAACGTAGAATTCGGAACAATCCCGTTCTACGCAAAGGATTCCAGAGGATATTCCACGGAAGTAAATGTCACGGCTGAGATCGTGCCTTACATTGTTCTGACCTGCAACCCCAGAGTTGTCCGAACGGATCAGGCTGCAGGCAAGGCGATGATTTACATTGACGGCAACTACTATCAGGGAAGTTTCGGCTCCAAGCAGAACACGCTGAGTGTTGTTGTGTCTTATGAGTCCGGCGGAACTGAAACGCTGGTATCTGTCAGTCCTGTAATCGGAGATGATGGAGAATATACCATTGAGCAGGAAATCTCAGGCCTTGACTATGAAACCACCTACACGTTTACCGTCACGGTGGCAGATCAGGTCAACACCATCGAGAAGACCGTGCCTGTCGGTCGCGGTATTCCTGTGTTTGACTGGGGCCAGAGCGATTTCTATTTCAATGTACCTGTTTTTGTTCAGGACTGCAGACTGTATGCCGGACAGGTCCTGTACACAGGAAACGGCAGCGGCGACATTACACTGGATGATGATGTATCGAATTACGAATACCTCGACATCCATTTCAGGGATAATGCCGGAAACGGCGATGGATTTGCGAGGGTTCATAACCCGAACGGCAAGACAATCCACTTATCTCTGATCGAGAGTGGCAGCTCGTTCCATTCGATGTACATCAGACATACGAATTACGCAATATCAGGAAACACCCTAACACCGCAGACGAATACTGCGGGATACCTGTTCTTCAAAAACGGTACTTGGGATTATTCAACAAGCGGTTCGAATTATCTCAGAGTTACCAGAGTTGTGGGATACAAGTAATTAGGAGGACATAAATGCTCGTATCGAAAATTTATGTATCTAGAACAGAAATCAAGGTCGAGAAAGTCACATCCATCACATCCGGCATGGTCGGAGCTGAGGTGGATGTGTTTTTCGACCGTTCCTGGAACGGATACGCAAAAACCTATGTATGGGAACACAACGGCGTAACGAAAGTGGACGCCAAGTGTTCCGGTATCATTCCCCCCGAGGCGGTCGCTGAGTCCGGCGGTCACCTGAGATTCGGTGTCTACGGCACCAAGGACGGGAAAGCTACCCCCACCCTGTGGTGCAACGTTGATACCGTAAAAAACGGCACGGAACCCACTGGAGATGAGTCCACGAACTCCACGCTGCCCGTGTGGGCGCAGATTCGTGAGATGGTCGGCAATCTGGATGACCTGGACACCGAGGCGAAGGAAAACCTCGTAGCCGCTGTGAATGAGGCTCTGGTTAAGGGCGGTGGTTCCGGTGGAGCGGGTGCAGACGGTGAGGATGGCGGTTATTACACACCTGACGTTACACAGCCCTCTGACACCACCATGGAAGTGGCATTTACGCCCAGCAAGGCGGATATGCCCACTGTTGATCCGGTCACGATCACTCTGCCCGTTAGTTCGGATAGTTCCCAGAATGCGAACGCTGTGGAACCTGCGGAAGATGATATTCCAAAGGTTTACTTCACGGGAACACTGCCCACTTCCAAAGATGAGGGTGATTTACAGTTATTCATGCGGTATGTTTCCAAGACTGCAAGACATGAATATCCGGTGACTTTGAAGGTGCAGGGCAGTTCTTCCGCTAACTACGCAAAGAAGAACTTCACACTGAAACCCTACAAAGATTCCACCTATGAGAGCAAGAAGAAACTGGCTTTCAAGAACTGGCCTGAGATGAACAAGTTCGTTCTGAAAGCACATTGGGTTGACCATTCCCATGTTCGTAATGTTGGCACTGCGAAAATTTGGGGCAAAATCGTTGCTTCCCGGTCTGACTATGATAGTCTGCCAGAAGAACTGCGGAACGCCCCTAACAACGGTGCAACGGATGGCTTCACTTGCAAGGTGTTCTGCAATGGCGTGTATCAAGGTTTATACGAATGGATTGTTCCCAAGGACAAGTTGTTCGGTCAGGATTCCGACATTGCAACCCATAGCATTCTGAATAGTGAACTGAATAATCAGCCCACCTGTGCGTTTGCTACCACTTCCCCTAAAATCGGGGGTAACTGGTCTGAGGAATTGCAGGATTCTATGTCCAGCGATATTTCTACTTCTTTTGCCAACCTTATCAAGTTTGTGGCTGGTTCCACGGACGATGAATTTGTAGCAAATGCGGAAAACTATTTCGATGTACAGAGCGTAATTGACTACAACATTTTTGCAAGAATTTTTTGTATCGTTGACAATCTGTGCCGAAACCAGATTTTCTTCACCTATGACGGTACGAAGTGGTATGAGGGTTGCTGGGATGTAGATGCTGTTCTGGGATTACATCCTACGGCTGGAGACTTCTTTGCCTATGATACCGAGTTCCAGACAGGTTATGTCGCCTATAGGGACTTCGGCATAACCAATCTGCTGTATCAGCGTGTCGAAACACTTTTCGTGGATAGGTTCAAGGCAAGATACGCAGAACTTCGTGCTGATGTGCTGTCCGTTGATAACGTCATTGAAGTGTACGAAAGACTAACTGACGTTATCACTACCTATGATGGTCTGCTTGACGAGGATTATGCAAGTACCACGGGCGGCGGTGCTTTCACCGGGATTCCGCACAAGACTGCGAATTCTATTCAGCAGATTCGTGATTTTGTTGCGCAGCGGATTCCTTACATGGATGAACAAATTGTGGCTATGTCCGTTCCTGTTCCTTGTACTGGTATCAGCCTGTCTGCCAACGCCCTGACCTTTACGGAAGAGGGTACACAGACCCTGACCGCAACAGTGAGTCCCGATGGATGCACCGATCCTGTTGTTTGGGAAAGCGATAATGTCAATGTGGCAACGGTTGAAAATGGCGTAGTTACTGCCATTGCAAACGGCTCTGCTGTAATTACGGCAACCTGTGGTGAGTATTCCGCAAGCTGTTCCGTTTCTATTTCTGGAATCGCCGAGCCTGTGGCGTGTACAGGAATCACTCTGGACAAATCTGAACTGTCCTTTACTGAGGAAGGTAGCCAGACTATTGTTGCAACCGTTACTCCGTCCGATACCACCGACAAGGTTGTGTGGAGCAGTGAGAATGAAGCTGTGGCAACGGTTGAAAATGGCGTAGTTACTGCCGTATCTGATGGTTCTACGAACATTATCGCAACCTGTGGCAATCAGACCGCAAAATGTTCTGTTTCCGTGGCACTAGCGGCAAGTCCTGTCCTTTATCAAGTGAAGAACCATGATATGACAAAGGGCATTACCGACACGGGAATTAAATTGCTGGCAGAAGATATTGATTTTACCATCACTGCTGATTTTTCCGTGACGGGCATGGGTTACAATACATTATATACAACAAATCTTAATGGACCCAACGCCCAGCTCAACTTCACTAAAAATAGCGTCCAAAGTAACTATATGTCCTACTATGATGCTGGCTATATTGGTACCCAATATACGGCGGCTCTTTCTGCGAATATTGGTGATGGTGACAGATTCAAGATTGTTCATAGCCATAAGGCTGGTTCCGGGTCTATGGAGTGTTATATCCGGCACATTGATGCGGATGCAGGAACAGACAAAACTTACACTGGTGTAACCTCTGGTGAGGTTGTGTCCACCGAAGACACTGTGAAGCTTTACGTAAACCAGTACATTCCTAGCCTCTACGAATTCACCATTTCCAACTACGCCATGACCGCAGACGAAGCCAACACATGGCTGGCGGCTGAGTAAGTTCGCATTCTCACCTACTATGTTGAACTAAAGGAGGAACAAATGAAGAAAACTGTTGTTTTTGATTTTGATGGAGTGATCCACAGCTATACCAGTGGGTGGAAGGGGCCGTGTGTGATCCCCGATCCTCCGGTGCCTGGCATCAAGGAAGCAATTGCCGAGATCCGGGATGCCGGCTATGAGGTTGTGGTAGTCTCCACCCGCTGCTCTAGCGTGCAGGGGCAAGGAAGTGTCCGTGCATGGCTCCTTGATCACGGCATTGAAGTCGATGCTGTGAAAATGGAGAAGCCGCCTGCAATTGTGTACATCGATGACAGGGCAATCTGCTTTGACGGAAAGCCCGAATCGCTTCTGAGCAAGATCCAGGAGTTCAAACCATGGAATAAATAACACATAACCAAGGAGGAATTTATCATGAAGAAGATCATCGCTATTCTGCTGGCTCTGCTGATGATTATGAGCCTGGCCACCCCCGTATTCGCTGCAACCCCTCCCATGCAGGTTCCCAACATGCCCGAGATTTCTAAAATCAAATTCGAAATCAAGCTGCCTGAGCATGTGTATGAGAACGCCGTGCAGGAGTGGCTGGCGGAGCATCCCTTCAAGTTCAACTTCCATCTGAAGCTGCCCGTTTTTGGTGACTGATATGGAGATCCCCAAGAACTGCCGGGAGTGTGAGTTCACCCACACCTGCCCGGCCTGGCACTACGGCGGCGACGGCTGCCACTACAACACCAAGGAGGAATGAACCATGAATATCAAAATCGGACACGCATCCATCGGTGACGGCGGCAAGGCCAAGAACGGCAAGGCCGGTGACCAGAACGGCAAGGAAGTCTTCACCCGGAACTGGTACAACGGCAGCTGGGGTTTCCTGGCCCGTGCCAAAGATCCCGAAGTCGCCGAGGCCATTGCCAAGGCCGCTGCTGCCGGCTGCGCCAATGACAAAATCGGCTATGACCAGAATCAGAGAAACACCCTGCTGACCCGTGCCAAGGCCGTTGATTGGGATCTGGCGAAGATCACCACCAACTGCGAGTGTGACTGCTCCAGCTTTGTTACCTGCTGCGTCCAGTCTGCCGGTATCCAGATCTGGAAGAGCGGCAACGCACCCACCACGGCAACCCTGAAGACCGCCCTGAAGAAGACCGGTGCTTTCGACATCCTGACCGATGCGAAGTATCTGAACAGCGGCAATCACCTTCTGGACGGCGACATCCTGGTCAGACCCAAGACCAGTAAGAGGGGCGGCCACACTGTGATCATCGTGGACGGCGCTGAGCCTCCTGCGACCGCTCCCGTGGAGAAGCCTGAGACTCCCAAGGAGCCTGAATACATCATCCATACCGTGGTCAAAGGCAACTCCCTGTGGGCCATCGCCCGGAAGTACCTCGGCTCCGGTCATCGCTACAAGGAGATCATGGATCTGAACGGCCTGACCTCCACCGTGATCCACGTCGGACAGAAGCTGAAGATTCCCAAGGAGTGAGCGGTGTGAAACAGGAGGAAATCATCGCATGGTGCATCGGCCTGGGTGTGCCGACTCTGGTGCAGCTCAGTCCTTTGAAAATTAACCCGTGGTCGTTGCTCTGGAGTGGTTTTAAGTGGCTGTGGCGCGGCTTCTGCCGGTCGCTGAATGCCGATGTGCTGAAGGAACTGGAATCCGTGAAAACGGCCCAGACCGAAACAACCGCAAAGCTGGAAGCACATATCAAGATGGACGATGAGCGCGAGGCCGACAAGGTTCGCGCTTCCATCCTCCATTTCAACAATGAGCTTCTTCGTGAAATTCCGCACACGAAAGAAGAATTTGTAGAGATCCTTGCCAAAATCGATTGGTATAACGATTTCTGCGACGAACACAAGGATTACCGAAACAGCCGTGCTGTTCATGCAATCGCCAACATCGAAAGAGTGTATGACGAACGGCTGCAGAAACATGACTTTCTTTAAGGAGAATCTATATTATGGAAATGCTCACCAACTATCTTGTGCCTGAAATCGTCATCGGCTGCCTGATCCTGGGCTATGTTCTGAAACACTGGATCAAGGACGTGGACAATAAGTGGATTCCAACGATCTGCTGCGGCGTCGGCCTGGTTGCTGCATGGCTGACCAACCTGGGCAACCTGTCCCTGGGCGTCTTCGTCGGCGGCGCACTGTCCGGCCTGGCGTCCACCGGCCTGCACCAGATGTTCAAGCAATGGATTGATAACGGAGGCGAGTGAACCTGTGCCCAATTTGTGTCAAACTGAAAAAATCTGACACAAACTGATAAATATATCTGCGGTCTAAACTGTGGATATTTACTGAAAATGAATAAAAATAGGACTGAAACGGACTAGAAAAGTATCGAAAACTGACTACGAATCAGTAGGTCGGGGGTTCGAGTCCCTTTCGGCGTACCA